GCGCTTCATGGATAAAGGTGCCGAGCGCGTTTTTTCTATCTTCATATTCTTGTATAGAAAACCTATCAAGCCATAACCATTGACCAAGCGGGCGGCCGAGCAAATCGTCTGCTTCGGCCTTGGCCGGCATCTTAATAACATCCCATTTTTCGCCGCTGCCGTTTTTGGCCGCGGCTAATAAACGGCCGGCGAGATCGTCCTCGTGCCAGCGAGTCATAACAATAACCATGGCGCCGCCCGGAGCGAGTCTTGTCAGTGCGGTCGATCGATACCAGTCCCATGTATTTTTTCGGATAGTTTCGCTTAACGCGTCTTGAAGATTTTTGATTGGGTCGTCTATTAAAAATATATCCGCGCCACGGCCAGTAACGGGGCCCCCGACGCCGGCCGCCATCATACCGCCGCGAGTGCCTTCAAGCCCCCAACGCCCGACCGCCGCGCTATCTCTGGCAACATTGACGTTAAAAGAGTCCGCGTGTTCGCGGAGCGTATTACGAGCGATTCGGGAAAAATCGAGAGCAAGATCAGCACTATACGACGATATGATAATTTCTTTTTCAGGGTTTCGCCCAAGAAACCACGCAGGAAACTTCTTAGATATGATCTCCGATTTTCCGTGACGTGGTGGCATAAAGACCATTAAGCGCTTGATTTCGCCACGCTCAACGGCCTCGAGTTTATCGCATAATAAGCTAAGATGTTTTGCGTCTTGCCAGGCGCCGCGGCCGTCATACAGCAAAAAGTCTTTCAGGTGCCGTTTAGCCTTTTCCCGAGCTATCATCTCCGGAGTTACCAGGCTTAACACGGCTTGCAATTTCTTCAAGTTTTTTAATTTCTTCATCGGTCAATCCCGTTAAGTCAATGTCTGTATTTTTGACTTCGATCGGGCCTCCGTTCTTACCTGTCAGTTCGGTTTCTGTTTTATTGCGCCATTTACCACCCTGACGATTACTAAGCCATAGCGCTCCAGCCTTTACATCTGGAACGCAAAGCTTTGTCGTGCGTTTTATTTCCGTGGCAGGCATAGCCGACTCACCATTCCCGAGTATAATTTCTTTTTTTTCAACTTCATCATATTCAAAGCCTAAAGCGCGTTTCAAAAGCGAATCTTCAACAAGTGAATCCGTAAAATTCTTGTTTTCCTTTAAGGCGGCACCTATTTCCTCATATTTGGACTTCCAGATCTTAAACTGTTTATAGGAAATGCCTAATTCGGCGGCTATCTGGGCCTCGGTTAATCCGCCGCGTGCCATCCACTTGCAAAGCTGAGGGTGAATTTTTTCATCGTATTTTGATTTGGGCCCACGTTTTTTTTTAGCCGTGGCCTTAAGCGTTTTTTTTTCTGCCCGATCTTTGGGTTTATTGTTTTTAGACTTGCTTTTTTTCTTCGCCACGACTGCTCACCGCCTTTCGTAAAATAAATGAGCACGTACTGGATTCGCACCAGTGCTGAAGCCGCGTGGGTTATACGGCCCGCCTTGCTGACTCGGCCAACGTGCCCGCAAAATAAAAACCCCCGGCATAACGCCGAGGGTCGATTAATGTACGCATAAGAAAAGCCCCGGCAGATACACCGGGGCTTTCGACATGAAAGTTCACAAAATGTCAAGTGTTCATTGCATTACTGTTCCATATTACTATTTTACCACATCCAAACAGCTAAAAAGTCTAAGACTTTTTTTATTTTTTTAAATTATTTTTATAATGTGCAATTCGGCGGCAACCATACCGGCAAAATTAATGATACCGTCCAGCCAGTTATAATAAGTGGCCTTGTCAATACCTATTTCCATATAGGTTGCTTCAGGCTTTTCTTTTTTTATATATCGCCATCTTATTAGATCGGCAGCCAGCGGACAGGCTCCGTTCGCAAATTTACTCTGCGTTCTTTCGATAACTCTCAACCAACGTTCCGGCCAGTCAATAAGTTCAGTTTGCTTTTTGCCGGGCGCTATTTCGATTTCGATAGTTACGCTCGGAATATCTGCGAGCTGCATTCCGCGCCAGCCGACAGGATCGCTCGTTTTATTGGTAGGGCTCGCACCGATATTTTCGTGGGCGCCGCCATTTGCTTTAATAAGTTTTTCGCGTTCAAGTTCGACAGCTTTAAGTATTTTATCGCGATAGAAAAAGCGTTTTTCAATTTTTTTCCTGTTTTCCCGTGATAAAATTTCCAAACGTGCACTTCCTTTCTTTACTATAGTCTTGTAACGGTTATTTCCAAACGCGGCAATTCGCCGTAGTATTTGGCTGTACCATCGTAACTGACGATTTGCGAATCATCGATAAAAACCAACTTATTTAGACTGTCCTCGCATAACCAGATTATATTTTTAATATCGGGACGTGATATCGGTCTGAGGGTTCCGGTTAGTGCTGCATTTCTTTTTTTAAAAGACCATGAAATTGGTATTTCGCGGTATTCTACCACGGCGAGATTAATCGGGCCGGACCATCGCGGCCATCGTCCGTGAAGCGCTTCAAACGCGGCGGCCTGTATTCGATGTTTATACTCGGCCGTATTCGGACGGTCGAAAAATTTAACGATTTTCCCGCGAGCGTTTACTCCAGGTCTTTCTTGTGGCTGCGCTTTGCCGTGGATTATGAATTTAAGCATAATGTTCACCCTTTCTTTTAATATTGGCGGAGCCGGACGGGTGCCAACCGTCGAGATGTTGCACATCCCTCGCTTTTCCTTTTCGGAGGGCGCGACGGCCCCAAAGTTAATTTGAAATTGCTATGATTGCAGGCCTTGCCCACGTTCTTTGAAATCGTTTCCATTTACTTACCGGTTCGCCGGTTTCACCGCGCCATAACATAGCCATTGGAATTATGCCGAGAGCCAGAGTATCCTTGAGCCGCCTTTCAGCTCGATCTATAGTATCTTTCGGATGGCCGATCAACACATAGGCGCGGAGCGCATGAGACCCGACCGTAAATCCGGCGTCAAAAAATATCTTTGCAGCCTCTACAAGCGGCTCCCAATCGTCTGGCGTGTCGTAAGCCATGAAGACCTGTTTGGCGCGAACTTCACGCATGAGAGCGGCATGCCACGGTTTTAAAAGTCTTGCCTCAATGCCGCCGGTAAACTCAACCTTGCCGCGATACTTCTTCAGCATTTCAAATACGGCACGGATATGGTCTTTTGAACAGGCAAGTAAATTGTCATCTTGTAGCTTCCATCCGTCGGTGATCGGAAGTTCTTTTACTTTCGGCTCGCGTTTCCATACGGAGCAGAACCAGCATTTGTTCGGGCAGCCTCTCGACGTAATGACATAACCATGCTTCATATAACGGCCCGGGACAAAATCGCCCGACGGTTCACCAAAGGCTGGGCCGCCGATCTTCACCGGCGCGATATGTTGCCAGCATTTAGCGAGATATTCGGCGCGCTGGATGTCATAAGTAAACGCCATGCTCACATGGACTTCATCGACTTGCGGCGGGAATAGCCCCGGCGCATCAAAGAAAGCCAGATCGTCGTCTGGAGATCCCGAAGTTTTGCGTGGAAAAACTCGTGCAATTTTCATTATTTTTTCCTTTCGTAATTAGCCGCCTTCGCCATATCGCGGAGAAACGGATCGCTTTGAATTTTCTGCTCGTAGCTCTTATCGTCAAGTGAGTCAAGATATATTTTGAGAGTCTGGATTAAACCGTGTTCGCTGATCGTCTTTTTATCAACCAAGGTCATTCCTCCCTTTTAATCGACCGTTCTGCCTCGAAGTGACCGTTCGGATAACGCTTCCGGAGCTTGTCGATATTGGCCTTTGCGATGTCCTCGAGCGGTACGTCGATCGCGTAAGATGCCAGGGATAAATACCACGCAATATCGCCCAGTTCCTTCGCCAGCTTGTCTTTGTCGAGCTGATGCCCCTGAAAAAGATATTTCTTCACGATATCTGCGAACTCGCCCGATTCGCCATTGAGCCCGAGTGCGGCGTTTGTCAGACAGTCGCGCCAGTTGAGTTTATCGGTGTTCGCGGTTTTGAGTGCTTCCTGCTGATATTCCTTGAAATTCATAATTTTAAAGTGCTCCTTTTTGATTATTTTCGCCCGTTTAGGCAGTTGATAGGTGTGCTTTTCCGTCGATACGCATATATCGATATGACGGCCGCGAACGGCACGGCCCACGTCGCATGCGAGAAATTTTATGTCCGGAAATTCTTTGAGATAAAAGAGCGTTCCGCTTTTGATGATCCGCGGATCCGTCGCGCAGCTGACGTATGAGCCGTCGTAATTTTGGAGAGTTCGAAGCGGCCGGCCGTAGCGGTCAAATTTGCCGCCTTCTATGCGGGCCTGGCGCTTCGAGGTATAGCCGTCCGGAAAATAACCTGTGATTTTAACCTCGAAAGCCCAGGCCGCGGTTATGTTTAAAAACAAGCTAAGAGCCAGTATTGATGCTGTCCAGCGCTGCATCTTTATTTTCACCCTCACTTTCTCTACTCTGACAATGAGCACAATAAAAGTCATCCGCGACAGAAACGCCTGGCACTCCAAAGAAAGGACAGTCAAATCTTTTCCTTTTCTTACATCTACCGCATCTTATTGTTACCGGCCTTTTATCAAGTTCAGCGGCAGCATAGATAATGTCCTGCAAAGAAAAAACTATGCCGCGACAGTATTTTTCGCCGTCCTCCAAGATATCAAAGGTTGCGTGCGGAATTTCGGTTTCGTATATCCAAGAATAGCCGTCGCGATCCCATATTGCAGTTATTTTATGCGCTGTCTCTCTGGCTTTCGTTTTATATTTGCAGCATTCTTTGTGATCTTCGTCGAAAAGTTTTCCCTCGTTGTCTATGTAAAAATCGCCGCCTTTCCATGCGCCTTGCTCATCGTCGATCGCGCCACGGAATTCGATAAGATCGTCGCTGGCGCCAAAAACAATTACAAGACCATTTTCTTTCGCTTCTTTTTCTTCGATTTTCGTGATTTCGTCCCTGTATTCGCGGCCGTTTAATTTTGCGGCCATTTGTTCTTTGTTTATCATCGTTTCTCCTTTTTATAACTGCCCATAAGCCTTTTCAGGCCGGCTTCCGAATTGACGAGGTTATATCCGTGCGAATGCCCTTGATAATATTTGAAATCCGGGTATTTATCGCCGGCGTTGGCGCACATTGAGCGGAACTCCAAATAAGTTTTTTCGTCCATGGCCACGTTTCGGACGCTGCCGCGCTTTCTTGAAATTCTCACAAAATAAATTTTCATTTTCCCAGCCTCCTTGCTATTTTGGCATATTCGCATTCTTGACATGCAAGTTTTTGCTTTATTCTCTCATAATCAAGCATTTCAAGTTTTATTATCCTGGTATCCATCGCCTCAATCTCTGCCTCGAGAAGGTCGGCGGCGGCGTTAACCTTCTTATTTACCGAGAAGTTTTTAATGGTTTTTATATATTCTTTTGCCTTCTCGCTCATGCTTTTCCCTCGCCTTCGTCCCAGCCGTCCGTATAAGTGCAATATATCGCGTTACAGGGATGGCCGATTACTTCGCCTTCATAATATTCGCATTCTTTACAGGCCGTGCTTCCGATTTTAAGCGCCGGCTGAAGGCTATACGGGCATGATGTGAAGTGCAGCTTTCCGTTTTTTTGATAAGTTAAAATTTCCGATTGGCTTTCCGACATTTAATAAAACCTCCTGTTATGCTTTCTAAAAGGCCATTTCAAAATTTTGACCGCAGTTATTGCATGTGGCGTCGACTTCTTTGGCCGACCTGATATTCATGCATTTGCACGACCACTTTTTCATTTTGCTCTTGGCCGAAATAACTTCCGTTTCAATCTCTTTTTCTTCAATGTCTATGCCGTGCTTTTTGACCAGATCCAGAAACGGATTTATGATTTCTAAAGTTTGACCTCTGTGATTCGAAGGAATTCCGAATTCTTTTGATTTTTCTCTGAAAAATTTATTGTGATGATTCGTGTATTTTGTTCCGTCGTCTTCACGAAAGCGATTTTCATAAAGGTGCAACATTTCATGCAAAAGAGTTGAGAGCAGTTTAAACTTGGGGCGGTTTATGTGTCTGATATTAAAGGTTATTTCGTCTTTGGCTCCGAAGCCATTGTGAGCAATGGTATAAGAGCCCAATGTTTTTTTGTTTTTAATCTCAAAAACGATGAGGCCCAAAGGCAGTTTGTTTTCGAAAAAATGTTTATCAAAAATATCGAAAAATTTGTAAAGTAGCTCGGATGTTTTTTGATACTCCCATTCAGTTGAAACTTCGTGTTCTTTTACAACTTCGTTAAGTTTAAACTTTGTATCGATGTTCACTCAAATCCCCTCCCGATTTTATTTCTTCATTAATTTTTCTTTGAGCCGTTCGTATTCGGCGTCGCGGGCTTCGACGGTTTCAAATGCCTTCGTGTATGTCATTTCGCCCTCGTTGTAACCGCCCATATAAAAGAAAATGTGCGGATTGGTTCTACATTTCGTGAGCGCCTGAACGCTTTTGAGGTTTATAAGAGCTCCCGAGCCTAATTCATAATAATCAGACTTTCCGCGCTCGAAGTTGGTCGCTATCGTTTCCAGGTGATATTTTATTTCGTCGAGCAAATTGCGATCATACATTGAAAAGTTAACTTCGTTCATGCTTCCTCCTTCAGATTAGTCGAAGTTGCCCGCTCTTGGCCAGTCGCGTTTCGGCTGCGTTCTCGCGATGGTGTTGATGATCGTATGCCAGGTGGCACCGCTGGCAGAGCGCCTGCAAATTTGTTTCGTCACAGTTTTCCGGCGTGTGGTCCAGGTGCGCGACGGTCAGGACCACCTTCGAGCCGGTGACGGGGTTCGGTTTATAATTTTCAGCCCCGCACCGCTCGCATCTGTTCCCGGCCCGCTCGAGGATCCGGGCGCGGATCTCTTTCCAATTTTTAGGATAACGCGCCTTGTTTTCCGGTTTGATTGGCATAACTTCCCCGCCTTTCAAATTCCTTCAGACAGAAATCGTCAGGAAATGTCTGCGCTTTGTAAGCCTGGCAGACGCCGCGCTTTCCGGCTTTGATATCGTTAAACCACTTTCGGCACTTGTCGCATTTGGTCGCCGGATTTTCGATAACTCGCAAAATCCAGGCGACGGCTTTTTCGGTGTTAGCTTGTAGATCCATAACGCGCCCCCTTAAAACGGAACGGCGTCGTCATCGTCCGCCGCGGGTTGATAGTTCTGCGCCTGGCCGGCGTATGGATCCGTCGGCTGATTTTCGTTGGAGGTCGAGGCGGTGGATCCACCAGCCTTCCCTAAAAAGATGAGGCTCAGCGCGACGATTTCGGTGACGTAGTGTTTGACTTCTTTTTTGTCGACGTAGTCTCGGTAGGTGATCTTTCCTTCGACGTGAACCTGGCTTCCTTTTTTGTCGAAATTGCCAGCTACATCGCCGAGCTTGTCCCAGCAGATTATTTTATGCCAGGCTGTGACTTCTTTTTTGTCCTGGTCTTTGCCATAGGTTTCCGATGTTGCCAGGTTGAGTGTTGTTACCGTGCGTCCGGATGGCGTAGATCTAACTTCGGGATCTTTGCCGAGCCTGCCGATGAGATAGACCTTGTTTATTGAATTCCCCAATTTGATCACTCCTTTAATTTTGCTGAAAAAGTTCGTGGTATTTCGAAAGCGCGAGAAAAAGATCGCGGCAATGCGGGATTTTACGAAACAGACCTGGGTACGTGTTATAATGGCTCCACTTGTAAAGCGTGGATTTCGGTATGAAAACTTTATGCTCTTCAAGCTGTTTTTGATCCTTGACGGGTATGTACGTTTCCGTGTCGGTCATATTAACCTCCGAAAATTTAATTTAAGGCGTTTTAAGGCCGGTGATGTTTCCGGCCGGGTCAAACTTCGTTCAAGCGGTTTTAAGTTCGTCAGACGCGAGCGGGTGAATTTCTGGCGGGTGTTTTTTATCGTCGTTGATTTTTAAATTCATGTCGAAAGAGTTCGCCAATTTTTCGGTGAGTTTGAAAACCGCGCCGGCATTCGTGCCGAGTTTTTTGGCGGGAGCATCTTCGGAAATCATCTGACGATAAGGCGCGTTTTGCTTTGCTTCTTTCATCTTTTTGCATTCCGCTTCATATGCGTTTCTTACCTGCGCCTGAATACTTGTCTGTTGATCGTTATCATAAAGACAGAGCGGCTCGCGAAATTGCGCTGCGATAAGATTTTTGGCCGGATGTCCCCATTCTTTCGGCCAATTATTGTATCCGTGGTATCTTATTGCGTCTTGAATTTCACGCCAGAATTCGTTAAACGTTGATGCCGTGTCAGGATCGGGTTTAAAACTTGAAACCGCATTTACGATGTCGGCCGGCGTCGGCTCAAACGTTTTTTCCCGCATTATTTTAATGAGCGCCGTTTCTGCTTCTTTAAAAGAAATTTCCGGCATTACCATTGCCCACGCATCAGCGGTTGCGTTAATATTGGGATAATTAGCCCGTGGGTATATCGATATAATCAGGCCGAGTAGTTTCTTGGATTCCACTTTGTTCATCACAATCACCTCTCATTTTAGCTTCCTCTTCGGCAATGCCGCGTGCGAGTTCTTCCATTTGACGGTCGTAATTTGATTTTTGGGCGTCGGCTTTTGCGTAATCATAAGTACCGTTAATTATTTTTGTAAAATTAGCCGGTTTCATGATCCACGGAAACGTGGCGCGCCATCCTCGTCCATTCTCTCCCATAAGATGAGGATAATTTTTTATGTCCTGAAAAATTTTTACTATGAAATCATAGCCGTGCTCGGTTAATATTTTTTTCCCATCGTTTATGATTTCGTCGTTTAACTTTATCGTTTTGGGTAATTTAGGGAGAATTGCGTGATAATCCTTCAGAAGCGCTTCGACGTCTTTTCGAGAAGGAGAGTTATCCACGGGTTGACCGCACACATCGTCGGCGTCAGCCGATTTTTTTTTTGTGTTATTGTTATGGTTACTGTTATTGTTACTGTTATTGTTATGGTTATTGGAATCGATACAGAATCGATCCCCCTCCGATACAGAATCGATAGTGTATGGATACTGTATCGATACACTATTTTTTCGTTTTTGAATTTCGATTATTAATGGGGCATAAGGGTATTGGTTGACTATTTTTTCGAATTCTAAAATCAAATTTGTTTGAGGTAATTTTTTAAGCGCGTTGACCGCACCCTGTGTTTGCTTTATACCTTCGAGTTTATTCCATTTCAAAAAGTTTTTTATTAAAACTATTCCTTTTTCGTCATCCCAAAAAATAAAGCCGCCTTCAACGAGAAATTTTAAGGCTTTTTGAAGTCGAGTAACGGGCCATTGCAAATCATCGATAGCGTAATTTAATGAAAGGCGATAAAATCCGATGATATTTCGATGCGGCGAGGTTAAAAGATAATGAAAGGTCCATCTGGCATCTTCCGGAAGCGCTCTCAATTTATCGTCGTACCATATTTCTGTGTCGGTTTTTGAATACATATTACCGCCGCCCCTTCGATTTTTTAACCACCGTTTCTTTAACCGGCGGCATAAGCGTTTTTATATCTTCGAGATACCGTTTGGTCTGCTCGGTTAAAAACTCTTTTATTAGATCATAGAAGTTATTCATGAGGTGAGTCGACGGCATTTCTTTCAAAATATTAACAATCCCCTTTAACTGTTGCGGCCCGCCGACGGGATTGTTTTTCATGTGATCCAGAACGAGAACGACATTTTTATGTGAATCGCGTTTGATCAGCCAGTGACTAACGAGCTCGTCTAAAACTTCTTCGCAGACCTTCGCCGTCCAGTTAAGATCGTAAGCCATATATTCGAGCGGCAGAACGTAAAAGCCGGCCATGTTCGAATGAGGCGAGGTTAAAAGATAC